TTCATAAAGTGGGAAATTTGCTCCCACTGCGCTTTAGTAATCATTCGCTGCTCCCGCTATGCACTAATTTAATTGCCACCAGGGCGACAACCAGAAAGAAGAAAATCCATTCCCAGAGTCCCATAACCATTCCTTAAAAGTGCCCAATCCGGTCACTGTGATTGCCATCCAGCCCTTGATTGATTTTCACCTGACGGCCATCTTTAACACCGTCCCAGCGAGCGTCCTGGTCGCGCTTTACATCTTTGCTGTCGCGGCCTTCCAACTGTTTTAATTCGCCGTGTTCTTTGTCACGGAACAGCTTAATCAGCGCCTTTTCTTCAGGCGTGAGCGCCCAGGAACGTAAATTACTGGCTGCACCACGGATCCAGCCCTCACAGTACAAATCAGCGCGATTGATCTTGGTTGCCCGCTTCAGCCGCTTGTTTAAACCGGCTTGATAGTCGCGCCGGGCTTTCACCAGCAACCGGCCCAGCACTGAGTAGCAATAACCGGCTAACTGGACCCGATCAATCGGGCCGTCAAATTGGATTTTTACCCCAAAAAAACCTACTATCCGCACTGAATACACACCAAAGGTGCTATTCACCAGCGTGATTAGCGACACTGCCCACTGCGGCGGTTTATCACTGCTGTTGATGTCGTTGACCGTTTCGCTGCCCATTTCTTGCAGCTCAATGTCTGTCATGGTCAGGTTGTGCTCTGCCATCATTTTTTGAGCCATACGCAAGGCGTTGGCCGCCTCGTGTTGATTGGCACTTTTGCCCAGTGCCATTAATTTTTTGATTTTTTGCAAAATACGTTCTGACAATTTCTTCCCCTTAGCTGCTCATCAGTACCAGGCCACTACGACTGGCAGACGCAACCGGCGAACCGGCTGCGTTTCGCTTAAATCGAATCCAGCAGCGTTTTTGCTGGCGTAAAGGTCACGGCTTTTTTCGCTGGGATCACAATGGACTCACCAGTGCGTGGGTTACGGCCAACGCGGCTGGCTTTCATTTTGAATTTGAACTTACCAATGCCGGTCAGCGCTGGTTCGTCACCACGCGCAATGGCATCCGTCACCACACTGGTCAGGCTATCCAGCAGCGCGGTAACGTCCGCTTTGCTGACTGCGCGGTCATGACTGATGGTCATTTTTTCTGTCACAGCGGCGATTAATTGTTGTTTGTTCATGGTTCTTTCCTTCTTAGTGGTTTGAGTTGAGTTGTAAAAAATTCATATACACGCGCGCTTCTGCGATACTTTCGCGGATATCTGAAAGCGCTTCGTGACTGTAGGTTTTATGCTCCAGCGCAGCTGTTGCAAGCTTCGGTGCCCAGTAGCGTGCCGCCAGGGCGACAGCACTTGCATCCAACTGGCGGTAATTCAGGTAAGCATTCAGTGACGGCATTTGCGCACTGATAAACATCCGATCCAGCAGGATGCTGTTACCGGCCATGAGGCCGCCTGTTTTGGCTTTGCGGTCATACGCCGCCACGCCATTGTTTTTCAGGTGGCAAAGGATCAGCTCTTCCGCTTGCGCCAGGCTGATAGTGCTTGCACGGCAACGGTCTAACAGACCAGATTTAGCGTGGGTATCCAGCGCCCACTCATGGCAGCGGCCAATCACAGCGTCATCATGATGGATGGTGATCTGCAGCGGGTCGCCAACTTCTTTGAGCTGGCTGTCAGTGATAATCACAGCCACTTCTAAAATGGGGTAATAACTGCAACCCATCTGGCCACCTGGCAACAGGCCAGACAGACCACCGGTTTCAATATCAATCCAAATAAGAAATGCGTTCATTAATTGGCACCTTTAGCAATCGAAACGTACGCCTTCAGCACTTCAAAATCCGGCTGCTCTGTTTCCACAAAATCCACAAATTCCGCGACATTCAGCTGATAGGTCTGTGCTACACCGGCCAACAATTCGTCATACCCTGGCAGCAACGGCTGCCACTCAATCTGGTACATCTCTGCCAACTTCCTGGCATGCGTTTGCATGGCAACCACGCTGTGCAGTAATGGTTCGTCCAGTGCTGCAGCTTTGAAATACGCTTCGAAGTCAGTCATTGCCGCCCCACATAAGGCGCTGTCAGTGGCTCAATGCCTTCGCCTAAAATCCACTGCAGTGCGGCGGCCACGCCGTCTTCAAACGTCATATCCGGCGCGTTGGTGCCGTAAGTTGCCTTCAGGCGCTGAGCTGCAGCCAGCTCAACTTTGATTTGTTCCGGGGTGAGTGTTGCCATGGCTACTGCGCTCCAAACAAAAACGGATCCAGCTCGACAGCAGAGAACTGCAGCGTGATTGGGCGGTATTCGCCGTTTTCGCTCCGGTAATAAAACAGGTAGTAACTGGCGGTGTCGTGCACCTCCAGGGCGTCTTCCAGTGCTTTGACGGCCTGAGTCCACAGCGGATGGTTGATGTCGGTGTTTTTGATGTCGATTAAACGGCTGACGCTAATCTGGTTCTCTTTGCCGCCACCAAAGGCGCGACCAACCAGCTTTTTCAGCGCTTCGTCGACGCCTGACGTGGCCATATTCAGATACTGGAAAAACAGCTGGCGCGCGGCTTCAATGTTGGCATTCACCTGTACCTTGTCGCGCATAGTTCGGGCCAGTTTTAACGTGCCGTCAAAGCTGGTCAGCTCGATGTTGCCTTTGATGCGGCTCATTTTCTTAATGCCGTGCTCTTTGGCCAGCGCCGCAATAAACTCCGGGATCACGCTCGACAGTTCGGTTTTCAGCTCGGCCAACTGACGATTAATGGCCACCGCCTGGGGAATAAACCGGCGCACAATTGCATCGGCCTGGAGCTTGTCAGCAGGCACGTTCTCAATCCGAATAAGGTTGCCAGTGGCGTCAAACATAAAGCCGTCTGGTGCCGTTGTTGGGTTGATATAGTTCTGAATGTTCATCTTTGTTTCCTATGGCCAAATTTCATCTTTAAGTTTACTTACCAGGCGATCCAGCAGCTGTAGTTCGCCCTCGTTGAGATTCTTAACGCCGTAGTCATGCGCTTTGAGCACAACGCATTCTTCTTCCTGGTTAAGCTCTACAGTCCTTGCCTTTCCAACGGCAAGACTTTTGTAATATTCCAGTGATTGCATGTTTTTTCCTTGTTACAGTCGTAGTTAAAAAGGGTTTAAATGGCTGGCTTATTCAGCACTTGCTTAAAAATGGAGTTCACCAGCATGCGGTCGACCTTCTTGCTTTGGTCCCGGCTGCACACGCTTACCAGGTGAGGCAGCAGGTTTTCACACAGCAGACGGGCGTTACCCTCTACCCGCTGATGCAGCCAGGCCCACCAAGAGGCGTCGTCGTCTGCCAAAGGCAGTAATCCTTTGGTTAAGGTTAAGAACAGGTGTTTGATGTCGTCGCTATCAAGCTGGCCTTTGGGCATCGGCCAGAAACAGACGCGGCTGGCAATTAACTCGTAGCGCTCTTCCGACTGCAGCCGGTCAGTCAGTTTGGTATTGCCGATCAATACCACCCCGATATGGGCGCGGTCGCTGATAGTGCGCAGTGGATCCAGCGTATTTGGTTTACATTTATCCGCTTCATCCAGAATGATGACCCGGTCTTGCATGTGTAAGGTTCGGATGATCCCGTCGATAAGCCGCGCTGATGAGGCTATGTTTGGCGTGGCTAGCTTGCTTGCCAGCATTGTTAGCAAAATACTGGCATTCATTTGCTCATGGCCCACAATCAGTATGGTTTGTGGGTTCAGCCGGATGTACTCCTGCAAACCGTAGGTTTTACCCAGCCCAGGCGCACCGGCAAACACTGAAAAGCGGCGGGCGCGTTTGGCGTGGGCGCAGGTGTAATCAATCAGCTCAGACATGCTGGTTTTAACAAAAGGCACATCGCCATAACGCAGGTTGATTTGCGCCAGCTTTGCTTTATTGGCAGCAGGATCAATTTCAGCTGTAGGCGCGGTTTCGTCTGCAATATGCGCAGGCTCAATGGCGGCCCAAATGCTGCGCAGGTGCTTGGATGGATCGGCGGTATATTTGCCGTTCACAATCTGGCTGAACCAGCCTGGTGTTTTGCCGAGCTTTTTCGCCACAGCGGCGGCGGTGACGCCACTGACGCGCAGTTCGTGATCATCCAGTCTTTTCAGGATCTGGCGCGACAGTTCAATATCTTCGGCCGAGTATTTCGGGCTGTATTGGCCATCAAAATCACCAACTTCGGTGAGCGTTTCCTGAACGAAAATCACCTGCCACAGTGCGTCTAATACGTCTGATGGGTCATAACAACACTGCTGGTCCAGCACCGTTTTAACCATCTCAGCGCCAAACTTGGTGCTGTAATCTTCCGGCGTTAATTCGCGCTGCTTAATAGCCAGATCCAGCTTTTCAATCATCCGCAGATGCTTTTTCGTGTACTGAAAAGGCTGTTCATGCCGTGGGTAAAACGTCTTCATATCTACTTTCATACTTGCTCCAGTAACTGGCTTAAAAGGTTTTCAGAAGGGCTGGACTGGAACTGCACCAGATCAGCCATCAGCGGCGAATTCTCTTGTTGCACCGGCAATTGCAGCGGGATCACGTTATCCAGAGCCGGTAAGTCGGCGCTTAATTCCGTCAGTTGCTGCAGGTCAATGGTGCTGGTGAGCGCAGCCCGGTGGCGTACTTCCAGTACCTTGCGTTGCAGGCGTTTTTCCTGACCGACCAGGCGGTTTTGGGTGGCTTCTTCGATGCGGCTGCTTGGCAGCGCCGCCACTTTGGTTTTGAGCTGCGCCAACATCAGGAAACTGCCGTCCAGCTGCAGTAAGGCCACCTGGCTGTCATCGTGCAGGTCGTATTCGGCCAATAATTCCTGACCGTTAAACTGATGCAGATAATCCGCGGCATAGTCGCGTTTATGCAGGCGCACCCTGCCCCGCAGCACGTTCACTTTGGCGCGTGGCCGGATTTGATAATCCGCCATGCCGACCGGTACCCGCTCTAATTCTTGCCAGACATCCCAGCGGGTTTTGCCTGCCACTTCCGGGTGCGGTTCGTGGTGATACCAGTCTAAAAAGTCTTTAAAAGCAGCTATCCATTCGTCCAGGCTTGGCAGCTCAATTTCACCGGCTTTGACGCGGCGCAGCACTTCGGCTTTGTGGCGTTCGTCATGGTCGCGTCCGCAGTAGCTGGTAAAGGTTTTGCCGAGGCGGTCTTCCAAGGTTAAGAAAAACCTTTCAATCCACTTGGCGCGGGCGTTGCCAGGGATGGCGAAAATAGGCTCGATGTTGAACTGGGCATAAAATCCAGCTGTGTCATCGTTCATCATGGCCGACTTATAGCCAGAGCCGTTGTCGAGATACAGCATGGCCGGTACATGGTCATGCGTGGCCATAGCGCGGCTAAGTGCCGTTAAAGTGCTGATGGCACTTTCGGATTCGGAGATTTCCCAGCCGACAATGACGCGGCTTCTCACATCCATAAAGGCAGTCAATTCAGCGCGCCAAGGCTTGCCGGTATTTGGGTGCGCCAGGTACACATCCAGCGTATGGCCGTCGGCGTTATATAAAAAACCGGCCGGAATGGTGTCGGTGTGGCGGATGCGATGGTCTTTATGCCGCTCGCGATAGAGCTTAGCGCCGACCCGATAAATGCTGTCCGCGCCTAATTCATGCGGCATGGCATTGATAAAAGAGCGCAGCCGGCTCGCTGTGGCACTCTTAAAACCAAGTCGCTGTAAATGGTCGGCAACCATTTCAAGGCTGGGCTTATTCGGGCTGTGGAAAAGCTCCAGGCACTTGGCTTCCCAGCCGTAATCCTTGCGGGCTTTGCCCTGATGGCCTGGCACTAAGCCATCCATGCCCAAAGTTTTATACTGGGTCATCCAATTGAATAAAGTAGACCGGCTTGGCAGCTTCTTCAGCTGCTGTAGTGCGGTTTTGACCAGTGGACTCACAGCGCCATTCTCCAGCTCTTGCTGCAGCTGGCTGAGCGCCACATCAATTTTGCCGCCCTTGCGGGTGATTTCACTCACCAGGCAATAACGCGCCTGAGCTGTGCGCTTGGCGGTATCGGACGCTTTAGCAAAGCTGGCCGTAACAATAGCCTCGGCTTGTTGCATAGGTAGCTGAGAAAAACGATAAACAGCGGGATGCATTATTTAGCCCCCTTTTGGAATTCATACATCGACAGCATGTACTGGCGGTTGGCCATGGCATGCTCCCATTCGGTCGGACTGTAACTTGGCAGGTTTTCGCTTCCTGCCAGTTCACCGGCAAACTCACGCTCCAGCATGGACAACATGCTGCCAATCCCTGCACAAACACCGGACCAGGCATGCCAAACTGCTCTGGCCGCAGCCAGGCGTTCGTCCGGCGATAAATGGCGGGCGTTTAATAAAGCATTCACTTCAGCAGCCGACTCATTGGCGGCAACATCAGCCACCGAGCTTTTGCCGAGGCAATTCTCACGGATTTGGCACACCAGTTCAGGCCAGCCCATCCGCTCATTTTGGCGGGTCTTAAGTTGCAGCAGGTTCAGCTCATTAATGGCCGAAGCTGCCCTGTCTTCGACTTCGGCTTTTTCCAGCCGCAGGCGTTTTACTTCTTTGGCGAGTTCGCGGGCAGTTAATTCTGAGAGCCCTTCAATTGCTTCATCATCAAGTTTATCCAGCACTTGGATCGGCAATTTTGCCATTTCACGTAGTTGAGAATGATTCATCCCCAAAAGTTGGCACGTGCCAACTTTTGAATCAGGCATAGCGAGAAACATCTTTGCAATCGAAACGCACTCGTTGGCTGTGAAGTAATTCAAACCAGATTTCTGAATTTTTGTTTTAAATTCTCCGTGCGAACATTGGCTTTTAACCTGCAGCAACAACAGCCCTTGTTTCAGCGACGCCAGCTGTTTTTTCTCTTCCAGGCGCACAACCTCTTCCATCGCTTCATCAGCGGAATCAGGAAAAATCAGCTGCACCTGAGTCGCCAGCGCTTCCAGCCGTTCAATTGGCAGCGAAGTTTCGTTATCAAGGATTACCGGGGTTTTTGCCATCTTCACTTACTCCGGCCTGGTCAGGCGGATAAGATCAGCAGCCATTTGATCGGCAGCCTGTTTCTTGTTAGTGGCATCAAGTGACAATTCAGCAAACTGTTGCAACATCTGACCACGCTGATCAACAACACGATGCATTAGTGGCGCTAACAGCACATTAGCCGGTTCAACACTTCTGACTGCCCACAATAAAGCTGGTAATAAATGCACCGGCATATACTGGTCAGTACCAGGACTAAACCACTTATTCAGTTTTCCTGGATTAACAACACATTCCCCCCCTATTGCATCATTCATCCGATCAGCAATTGCTGGCCGACTTAATCCCGTAATTCGAATCGCTTTATTAGTTTCAGCTAAAAACAGATGATAAACATCCATCGGTGGCGGCGTGTCTGTAGCGAAAATACTGGTTTGTAAACTTTTGATTATTTCTTCCATCGTCAAATACCTCGTAAAAATTGCTACAAAAATTCCCTTTAAACCCATTTTTGGATTTGAGACTCTTTTACAAATTAATTGGCGGATTGATGATTTCGGAGATTCGTTTGATACGAGCAGATTTATTGACGCGTCTTTGCTGAGCATTTGAAATAGTGAAGTAATGCTCAACATCGCCAAAGACTTCAGACATAGGTTTGTTGAGCAACTTGCAGATTGCTTCTGCAATCTTTTTAGAGCTGGTATGGCGGCAGATAACGTTACTGATGTGGGTTTTCGAGCAATTGAGAGCTTCAGCCAGGTCGGATAAAGCAATTTCATCTTTCGAAAGAGCAGCACGAATTTCGGCTGCTGTTAAATTGGATTTAGACATGTGATATTATCCCTTTGAACAGTATTTAAGTTTGGTTGCAAAGTGCTATTTGCAAACCTGAATCAAGTATCAAACTCATTAATGGGTTTGTCAATAGGTATTTTGGGAATAAAACTCAGATATGGGTATTGAAGCTTATGCTAACAACCGATAAAGTAGCTACCGTGAATCCGAAAACAGTGCTTGATAAATTACAGAGCCGTTTAGAGGTGAAACATCGTGTTGATCTTGGGCGTATGATTGGTGTGCCTCAAAGCACTATGAGCCGGCTTGAACTCAAAGGTGAACTACCACTGCAGCAAATCTTGGATTTTGCAATAAATAAGGGGTGGTCACTGGATGAGTTATTTGGCCTTGGCGGTAGTAAAGAAGTTACCGATATCACCCAAATTCTTAAGTACACGGAAATGGTTATCAGCATTTCTGAAAAATATTTAAACAGTAATGAAGTAAAAAGAAGGGATTTGGGTGACAAAAAAATTGCCAGTTTGCGCGTTGAACTTGGCAAAATATTGATGGAGCTGGCTGTCACCACTAAAGGGAACCACGCTGCATTAGATATCGCTTGTCGCTCAATCCTGACTATTAACAGCGCTTAAGCGCATCAATAGAAAGGGTTTTTCATGAAAAATGGATTGTTTTTAGCCTTAACTTTACTTTGTTCGACTTCTGTAATCGCAGAGAACAGAGCTAAAGTGGAACACATGACTGTCAACCTCAGACTCCCGGATAATTCCAATTTGACGGTTGATATGAATTTCGATTGCGGTAGCTACTACGACAAGACTGCAATGATTGTCACAAGCCGCCAAGGAGCTGAGATTTTAGCAACGGCTTATGAAGCTTTATACGGCACCGCTGCTGGTAAAGCTGTAATGGATAAATGGAATAAAAAAACTAAAGCAGAAGATCCTCGTTTACCGACCTTTATTGTCGTGAAACCACCAGAAGGCAAATCATATCTTCTTAGCTCGGCTAATCAAAAAATAGCCCCTTTCAACATGAAAACCGATCTACAAGAAAAGACAAAAGCCCAGTCATTTAACGCGGCTGAAATAAGTCCATCTTGTGGTGGTGTAGATCACCCAGATAACTAAGAAATTTAGGATTTGGGGCGTAATTGCGCCCCGCTTTAAGGGATTGTATGAAAAAATTTTTATTGATGGCTTGTGCAATCTTCACATCCGCATATGTGGAAGCCAGTGCCAGCAAAACTATTGATATTCCTGTCAGCATTCCAATCGTTGATGCCGTCCAGCATCAGCAGGATTTGTATTTTGCCAGCCACTCTGGCCTTCTTAAATTGTCCGATGGGAACTTGTTTAAATTAAAGGACTCTGGTGTTGACCTGGGACGCCTTCGGCAAGTCGAGCTGAATCATGATCATTCTAAAATTTATGCGGGCGGCTATGGTCTATGGCAACTCGCATTACCTGGTTATGAGTTAAAACAGCTTTACCCTGGTTGGGTGAGCCGTTTTGCCGTCTCAGATAAATACTATTACATCGACACTGGCAGCGAATTACTTGGCGTGTCAAAGGATGCTTCGCAAGAGAAAATACAAATTTTCCCCTCATCTGTGCATGCCATTACTCAGGTTGATGGTGAGGTTTTTGCGCTGACAAAAGACGGACTTTATAACCTGGTAAATACCGTCTCACGCTTGGTAAAACAGGGACAGTTTAAGCATTTATCAGCCAATCCATTGTATATGGTGATGACTGATGCAGAAAATATTCATGTTTTTAGCCGTAGCACCAATCAGTGGTTTAGCTTTCCACTTCCAGAAAAGGTATCAAAAGTCGAACTAAGTTCGCAGGAAGATATCGTCTGGATCCGCAGCGATGGCGTATGGAAGAAGTTCAGTTTAATTAACTTTCAAGTGGTTGAGTCCATCGAAAAATCTGCAGCTTTCTTATTCGACAGTTCAGCAGGCCCAGTACTTTTCGATGGTACGACATTAACACTGAACAAAAAAGTTTCAATTTTTGATATCCAGTCAAAGCCGATGATTGCATCAGCTGCCATCGAACCTTTTATTCAACAAACACCGGCAGGTACATTTGCCAGTGGCGCAGGTGGCATTTATTCAATTGCTACCGGTCAGTTGGTCGTTAAAACTGATGAACACCTTATGGCGTTTGATACAAAAGATGGCAAAAATTTCACCCTTGGCACCAGTAACGGCGCAGTTTTACCCAGCGGTGAAGTGCTCAATCATGGTCTGGTTATTGATGTGGAAAGGCACAAGGATGAAACTTATATCGCATTTAAACATCAGTTGTTTAACCTTCATAGTGACTATGCAGCCCCTGCTCCTTTAGAGCAAATCACTGATCAGGAAATTCTGAACTTAAAAAGTGACAATGGCACTCTGTATGTCCTGGCTGAAAACGATATTTTTACTCTTGATGACAAATTAACAAAAGTTGTCAGTTATCAAAACGCAGTATGGGTTGATGTTCACCAAGTAGGCTCACGTCTTTTTGCCCTAAGCTATGACCATGGTATTTTTGAAATCAAACCAGATGGCCAGTTAATCAAGTTCACTTCAACCCAAGCGCTCCCTAATAGATTTTTTAGCCATAACAAATCAACCTACGTGATTGGCCGTGAAGGTATTTGCCGGATAAATGTCGAAGACTTATCCTGCAAACAGATATCCGCTGGGATCACAGGTCGCTATATACAAGTTACAAGCAATGGGATTTACTACAGTAACCCTCATGGGGTCTGGATGTTGGATGAGCGCGCATTAGTCGCCAACCCCATACTGCAGTACGTGGTTCTAAACCAGCGTCCGCAGCTGGATAAAGAAATTAGCCTGACTGCAGGCGATGCATTAGGGCTGCACTTTGATTTGAAAGATGGCACTGTTCTTATCGACGGCAAAGAGCATTCAATTTACAACCATCAGGTTATCTTCACGCCTGAAAAAAGCATTCAGATTGATGGCTGGTATATTGATGTTCACCATAGAATCAGTCTGTGGTGGTTGCTACTCATTCCGGTACTTGCGATCGCCAGCTGGTCCGTGTGGTCACTGGCCAGAGCAAAATCGGCAGCCAATGCAGAATTTGTCAGACTTTCACGTTTTCAATTACATGCCGACGAAATAAGAAAGTCATGTGATCTATCCGTAGAAATCTCCGACAAGTTAAATAAGAACAACGATTTGGATTTAGCCGATGCCATTTATCTGTCCCATGAGTTACAAGAAATACTATCTCCCATCGCTATGAATGCCAGACTACGGGATTCCGATAACCTGTCTTTTGCTCTAAATAGTCATGTTGCTAGTATTTTCAGTATCCATACTGAACTAGATGTCAGTATTGGCGAATGCGATAGAATTAATCCGAAGCTGAACGCGGATGCATACCATCTTCTAATCCATATGCTTAGATATGCAATAGACCGTTTCGGAGCAAAAAAGGTTGTAATCCATGTACTGCGTGAGTCTGAAAATGATTGCCTGCTCTGCGTTGAGCATGACGGCAAAACTGAAACCATGCTCCATCGCTTAATCAGTCGTTCAACAGATCACATGATCATGAAAGCTATTGCCAGGGAGTATGGCCAAAAACTGAAGTTTTTTAGTAGTGAGATAAATGTAATGCTCTCTCACAACCCACAAATCAAAGCTACACCGCAGCAAGCTTACTTTTTAGCGTCTGCATCAAAGTTTGGTTTGAAGCTTCAAAAATAGAATTCAAGCACTTATGCCATGGATGGCATTTCAGTTCTTTGTTCCCCCTCTTTGAATTACCTCTGATTGCCGAGCAGCCGCTGCGTGTGGCAATATCCATATATTCGTTTTAAGACAAGCGATTACACCGGAAGTCCAACCACAAACATGGAGACAATATGAAGAAAATTCTTTGCCTGGCATTAGCTATCGCCATATCGGGATGTACAACTGTTAGTCACAACGGAGCTGATACCGTGACTAAAGGTGTGGATTATCCAAAAATCGGAACCGAGATGACTGTATACGTTGGCGATCACATGGTTGAAAAAGGGTTAAGAGCTGAACAAAGCGTGCTCGTTATCCCAAACACTATTACTGGCTCAACCTATGATATTCCTGCTAGTACATACCTACAGATAGGATCAGACAAATTACAAAACTTTTATTCAACAGTTAGTGTGGACCGTCATCACAGTGTGAAGCCTGCACTTTTGGCTGATAATGCTCAAGCAATATCTGTCAAAAAAGGTCTTGGTCAGGATGTTTGTATAATAACCGTTTATGGTGTGAGTTCTTGCTTTAAAGGTCAGTATGCGAGGAAGCGGCAGTTAGCGGAATCTGCAAATAGCTTCCAGCAAACTTTAATTTATAGTGGGCGGGTTGGCGATAAAATCAATATTGGATATCGCGAATTCAGAAATGACACAGCAAGGCCAGCATTCAACAATGATGTTGAGTACGATTTATCTACATCAAAAGTAATCGGCTACAAGGGGGCATTAATTGAAGTTATTAAAGCTGATAACAGCAGCATTACCTACAAATTGATTCGTAATTTCCCATAAGGCCATCAGAGCGCCATTACGGCGCTCTTGCTTCTCCAAGCACATCACATTAACTCTTTTTAAAAAACGCTCCAGAATCGATTCTAAGCACTTCACCACCCGACCCGCCACCACGCCCTTACTCAAACCCGTTTAAACAAATTTAAACTATGTTTAAACGGCAATTAAACTAGGTCCAACCCGCTACCACCCCCACCAAATTAATCCAACTTTACAAATTCAAAAAAAACGGCTCAAAGAGCCTAAAACGAGTTGACATTAGGATCAAAGAGCCTAAAATGATTTCCACGGTGGCACACAGAAGGCCACTCGTCTTGAGGGGGCCATAGCTGCCACTTGGAGAACGAGATGATACTTTCTGATGTTTGTTCCATTAAAACGCAGTTTAAAGATGCGGATTTTTGGACAGTACGCCGAGGCTCTTTAAAAACTGTTGGCATGGTGACCAGGGAATACAACCCTGAGCACATTGGGGTGAAGGTTCTGCGAACTGATATCCTGCTGCCGGATTACCTCTACTACTGCATGATGCATGTGCATAGTCAGAAAGTCTGGGAGCCACTGGCCAACGGTACGCTGAGTCTGGTGAACATCAAGGTGTCAGACGTTCGGAACATCCGACTGTCACCGAGGTAAGGTTGGGGCGAAAGCCCCAACCTCTTTAACTCAACGAGGTTTAAATGGACATTAAAATAGATTTACCTGGCATTGCAGATCAGCAGCGCTTTATTTATATCCAGAGCACTGAGGCTGCCATTGCCCAACTGCAACAGAATTTACTGGCCCCTACCTTACCAGGGCAGACGGAAATAGATGAACGGGTATACAGCAATAAACATCTGCTAACCGAAGACCAGGGCTATGAGCCACCGCACCCGGATGTCGTTGGCGCTTATTTCCGGCATTTTCAAAAGCATTTTCCTGAATACGGCACGGATGCTAAGTTAGCCAAATTACTAGGCCTATCAGGTGATCGGCGGGTACGGGCTTTTAAAGATGGTTCTAAAACTGTGCCGTATGGGGTTTGGCGTAAATTCTTAGTGATAACCGGGCGAGCGCCACAGGACATCATCCACGTTTTTGGGTTTATGGGTTAAAACTGTGGAAAAGTGTGTGACGATTAAATAGCTTCATAAATTGATTTTCAATAAGGAACTTACAATGTTGCGGCCAGATGAAATCTTAGTTAGCACTGAAGAGATGTACCCAGACGCTTGGAAATGGGTTGATAGGTTCATTCAGCCAAGACTACCGTATGAACTTGAATGGCCATCATGGTGTTTTTTGCCAAATTTAGCTTGGAGCACAATAGTTACAGACGGTGGCACCAAAAGACCTCATGGCGATCACTTGGCGGATGTAGCTAAGATTGAATCATTAGGAACTTGGAGACTGAGCAAAAGCATTTATCAGTTCGCTCCATCAATTTATGCTGCCATTTGTAACACTGTATTGAATGATGATATTCCAGCTGATGTTTTTTATAAGCTGCCGGAATGGTCTGTATACATCGAAACACCAGGTGGCAAATGGTACGAAACAGAAATGCATGGATTCTGGTGCCACCTAGAATGGGAACTCACTGGAAGGAAAGAATTACGCTTGATGTTAAACACCAATGGCCAACTTATTCCAGTAGCGATCAAAATGGGTGAATGGCCATTAATCGAGTCAATGAGTTGGGCTGCACGGAATGCCACAATGCAGGGGTATCGAGTCGGCCTAGCACCACCTATACCAGGGAACCTGGTAGAAAAAATGACTAAACAGCTTTATTCGATGGTTTCGCTAGTTCTTTATATTTGTTCCGACGGTTCGGAAATTGATGATCTGCATCAAGCGGGAAATGCACCAAAAAGGCTACGCCCAAATCAAACTGAAGATGGCTTTAAATTGTTTGTTGCTGAACAACCAACAATTTGGACTGTTGGGCAGCAGACCGCTGAAATATTACAACGCGAGCTAGATGGTGGGACAGTACTCCCTGCTCATTGGAGTGGATTTTGGGCTACGCAAGAGGGTGATAAGCGTAATTTTGTTTATAAATGGGTGCCGACAACTTTAAGCAAATTAAAAAAGGAAAGAATATGAGAGATTACAGGAAAGACGAAGTGATCAGAATGGTTGCATCGTTAAAACCAGGCCAGGCTATTCAGTTTTCGGCTATTGAACTGATAGATAAAGTAGGCGGATACTGGCACAACGGAGTCTTTTTTAGCCCAGCTGACACAGTTATGGAAAACATCATTGGTTCCTCTTATGAATATAGGTACACCGAAAGCCTTACAACAGGTGCAATCACATTCCGTCGATTAGAAGCACCAATCGACGGTGATAGTGGAGAGCTAACTTATATTTCTCCGGACCGTCGCCCAAAGTATAAAGCTCCGTAATAACACAACGCTGTAAAGTAATTTCCGTCTAACGATATCCGCAAAGCAAAGCATGCTAACCCCAGTCAACTAACTGGGGCTAGCAATGTCTTCCAAAACCAAACCCAAAAATACCAAATTCGACTGGTTCGAAATTTTCCGTGCTGGTAAACACACGGACAGCAAAGGCAAAGAGGCTGAGTTCAGCTCTGCTGATTTGCAATCTGTCGTTAGCAACTTTAAACCCAAAACCGCCCCGCTGGTGATTGGCCATCCTGACCAAAACGATCCCGCATGGGGCTGGGCGGCTGAACTTAAAATCGAAGGCGACAAGCTCTTTGCCCGCGCTGATGATGTCGCAGTTGATTTTGCCGATGCCGTCGAATCAAAACGCTTTCCTAACCGCTCTGTGCGCCTGGTGAAGACTGCCAACGGCTATGAGCTGGGTCATATCGGCTTCTTAGGTGCCAAACCGCCTGCTGTTGGCGGTATGCAGTGGCAATTCAATGCAGCTGATGCGGAAGCCGTCAGCTTTGAGTTTGCCCTGGATGACCAAATCAAATCGCTGACCGTGGATACCAGCAACGCTGTGGTAACGCTGTTTCGCAAGCTCAAGTCGTTTTTTATTGAGCGCCATGGTGCCGAAGCTGCCGACAACATGCTGCCAGATTGGCAGATTGACGGGCTAGCAGGTCAGGCGGCTGTTGCTGCAGAAGAAATGTGGAAAGAGCGCTCAGCGGCCAGCCAGACCGAATTTAATGCAGCCCTGAGTGCCAAGGATGTCGAATTACAAGCGGCCCGGACAGAGCTGGAGCAGCTACGCCAAGCCAGTAAAACACTGTCGTTCGCGGCGGCCCTGACTGAAGCGCAACAGTTTGTAACTGAACTCAATAGCGGCACCGCGCCACGTTTAACCAAAACAGACGGCGTTGCCGATTTTCTGGCGCACCTGAGCAGCCAGGATGCCACTTTTGATTTTGCCGCTGCAGATGGCACGACGCAGCAAAGCAATCAAGCCGCTTGGTTTAAAGACTTTTTAAAGTCATTACCCGAGCAAACCACCCTGACCCAACCCTTTGACAAGAAAACGCCGGTAGAGCTGGACGCTCCTGCCCTGGCGAAGCTTGCCAGCGATTACCAGCAGAACCAGCACATCCAGGGCGTCGTGATTAGCCTTAGCAGCGCCATGGAACACGTTAAACAGCAACACAAGGTAACAACCCCATGAACCCGATCCGCAATTACGAAATCACTGCGCCCATCTTCAAGGGCCACATCGTGGCCTACACCCAGGTGGAGCGCCAGGTCGAAAAAGCCAATACCACCGTCAAGGCTATCTGTGGCGTCACAGATCAGGATTCCACCAACAATGGCCGGGTGGATGTCATCAAGTCAGGCCCGGCACTGGTTGAGTTCGGCGGCCCGGTTGATGCCGGAGACGTTCTGGTAGCAGACGCCGAAGGGCGCGCCGTTGAATTTAACAAAGCACCACTGGCGGAGGATGCAACCTGCTGGATCCTCGGCGTGGCAGAAGAAAGTGGCGTACAAGGCTCCTACGGCATCGTGTACGTCAACCCGCATATCATTGTGAAATAAGGATTTAACAGATGTCTAACGGCGTACCCTTTACCCCAAACACCGAGCAAACGGCTATTGCCATTGCCTACCGAAACAGGCAAATGATTGCAGACTTAGTCTGCCCGCGCGCGCCTGTTGGTCAGCAGCAGTTCAAATATATGGAGTTTGATCCAGCTGAAACTATGACCGAAGTAAACACCTATATCGGTCGTAAATCTGCACCGAACCAGGTGGAGTTCAGCGCCAAAGAGAAGACTGAATCTGTATCGGATCATGGTCTGTCTGATGTTGTGCCCAATGATGATGTGGCCAATGCTCCAGCCAATTATAACCCCTTAAACCATGCCACCGAGTCGATTACAGACTTGATTGAATTAGGTCGTGAAGTTCGGGTCGCTAAAATGTTCAGCACTCCAGAAAATTATGGTTATAAGCAATCGCTGGCTGCAAACGGTCTTAAAAAAATCACCGATCCTGACTGCAACATTTTTGAGTTGCTAAACGAAATGTTAGAGCGCCCTTTAATGCGCCCTAATTCAATAGTGTTGAACTCATTCGTTGCCACCAAAATCCGTATGAATAGTTCCTTGCTCAAAGGCTATAACGGCTCTGTGGCAGACACTGGCATGGTGCCATGGGAATACATCAAGGACACCTTCGAACTGCAGAATATTTATGTGGGTCAGGCGCGGGTAAATACCAAAAAGAAAGGCCAGGAAATGGAGGTGGCCAGCACTTGGGGCAACTTCATCAGTCTGCCTTACATCGATCCGCTGGCCAACACCAACAACAACCGGATGACCTTTGCACTGACCGCACAATATGGCGACCGTATTTCAGGCAACCGGGATGTGTCTGCTGGTATTCGCGGCGGCGTGGAAGTGATGGTCGGTGAGTCGGTCAAAGAGCTGATCATCGCCAAACAAGCGGCCATTCTGCTGACGGACGTTGTGTAATGCTGACCGCCCAGCGATTTATCGACAAAGTGGGCATCAACCTGCTGGTCCAGTACGCCTCCGGGCGTCTGGCCACGCCAGGGCAATTTATCACGGTGCAAGATGTGCAGCTGGCGCTGACCGGCCAGGCGCAAACCGAGCAGCAACAAGCGATTGCTGATTGGTATCAGGTGTCGCTGCTGCATGTGCAGTCGGTGGTGACTGGCTATATCAGCCGGTTTAGCGTGACCAGCGGTGAACTGGCGCAAAGCCTGGTGCCTGGGCTGGCGATTGATTTGCTGCAGTATGAGCTGTGCCCAAATCCATCGGAGGAGCTTATTCGGCGGCGTGATTACGCCACGGCACGCCTGAAGGATATCGAAAAAGGCGTGATTAAGCTCACCGAGCATGACCCTGCCAGGGTGCCAACGACCGGCCTTAAAACGGTGCGTGCCGGTAGTCGCTTTGACTGGGGTGGGTATTAATGGCCTGGGTGTTTGTCGGGATTAGCGGTGATGCCATTGATGGCCTCAAAGCCCTGGCGGCGCGCACTGGAAGCGCCCGCGATGTGCTCGATGACATCGGGGCGTTTTTGGACAGTGATGTCCAGCTGCGGTTTTTGCAAGAGCGTGCGCCGGATGGCACGCGCTGGGAACAATCTGCCGCAGCTGAAGAGCGCGGCGGCTTGACCCTGACAGACACCAGGCAACTGGCGGGCAGCGTGACGCACAGCGCCACGGATGACGAACTGATCCACGGTATGGGCGAGAAATACGCTGCCATCCACCACTTTGGCGGCAAAACCGGCCGCAATAAGTCGGTGACGCTCCCTGCCCGCCCCATCCTTGGCATTGCGCTGATGCAGCGGGAAGAAATCGACAACATTGTGAAGGATTGGCTGGTATGAATGCCCAACACGCAAGTTTTAACCTCGATTTAAACGCCATTGAAAGCCGGTTAAAACAGGATTTAAACGGCCAGGCGCATGTGGGCTTTGCTTCGGACTTTAATGCTGTTCGAACCCAGGGCGTGCAAATGCCGACGCTGTTTGTCCTGGCATTGGATGAAGACTACAAGGCCGCTGATGAAGTGACTGGCGAAACCACCCTCAAACTCAACGAGCTGTTTGCCGTGATGATTGTGTTACCCGTCATGGTCGGCAATGCCAATTCTGATTTGCAAATCAAAACCCTGCGCGGACTTGTGCGCCAGAGTCTGACCGGCTTAGTGCCAGCAGGCTGGTCGCCAATTTTGCCGCACCGGGGCCGCCTGGTGGAGCTTAACCGCGACACCAACAACCTGATTTACCAGGCGCAGTTTATGACCGAGCGCTTGATTGAAGTGACCACGAGGCCGCTATGACGCAAAAACCGAACAAAGCCGATGCTGCTGCGCTTACTGCAGATGAAGTGATCGCCCTGGCGCAACAACACGGCGAGATTTTACAGGGTGCCATTGACGCCCAAAGCTATCAACCCAAACACGAGCAACCAAATACGGGAGAACCCGACGATGTGGCGATTTAAAGACAAATTAGTGTTGTTCGCCTCCCAGGGCGCAACGCTGGGTGTGGCCCATGCCATTTACGCGCTCGATGTTGAATTCAGTATCGAACATGAGTCCGAAAACGAACGCCCGGCCAGCAATTACAGTGGCGCGGAGCTGCAGACGTTCTATGGCCATCATGTGAGCCTGAACTTTAAAACCCCGCTGGCCGTGAGCGGCGTGGCAGGCACAGCGCCTGTGACGTCCCCGCTATGGCTGGCCTGTGGTTTTGCCCAGGTATCAGACGCCACCAAGGTGGTATACAGCCGGGGTGCAGCCACTCCGGCAGTGGCCAGTTTCATTTTTGGCAAGCACACCCACGCCATAACCGGACTTAAAGGCAACTTTAGCATTGCGCTGGAAAAAGGCCGTCCAATGGTGCAGTGGCAGTTTAAAGGCGTGTTCTCAGCGCCAACGGCCAGCGGTGCGGCCCTGCAACCCAACTGGGACAACTGGAAAAAGCCCGATGTACTGGGGCCGGAATATGGCAGCAGCTTTAAGCTCAACAACATCGCGATGACGCTGCATAAATTGAGCGTGGATGCGGGCAATAAAGTCATTTATGACCGCACCATCACCAGCTCTGCGATTGAAATCACCGGCCACGAAAGCAAAGGCCAGTTGACCGTAACTGCCACCGAACTGGCCACCTTTAACCCGTTCACCCTCGCTGGTGAAGTGGTGCCGTTTGAATTTAAGCACGGCATGGTAGCGGGTAAAAAAATCACGATTAGCGGCAGATTACAGCTGCCGGTGCCCAAATACGCCAACCTCAGCAGCGAGCTGACCGGCTATGAGCTGGAAGGGAATTTAATCCCGCTGGTTGGCAACGATGAACTGAAAATCACTTTAGAGTAATAAAACATGAAACTGAAATTCTTAGAAAAGCTGGAAAACTACCAGATTAAAAAACCGATTGAATTCACCTATCACGGCACGCTGATTAAATTCACCGGCCATATTCGCCTGGTGAAAACGGACGAACTGCAACAGCTCACCATTAACGGTGCCAACGATGCACAAACCGTGCGGGAGCTGTTATTGGGCTGGGAAGGCTTTCAGGATGACGGCCAGGACGTGCCGTTTTCAGCTGAAACGCTCAACGAGCTTTTGGAATACGGCGGCATCGCCGGACGCCTGGCGGTGGAAGTCGTCAACGCCCAGTACGAGGTGCGCGAAAAAAACTAGCCCAGGTGGCCGCCTGGTATGTCGGTGAAGCCCCGAGCGAAGCCGATAGTGACCTTGCCCAGTTTATGGAAAAAGCCGGGCTGCCACCCCCGCCCCCGGTTGAAAAAGTAGCCCTGTTACTGCCGGAGCTACAGACCACTGTAAAGTCATTTACTGCCGTGACGACACAGTTTTTAAGAGATAAAGACAACATCGAAATCGCACTGAATTATCAGGCGGCCGATGTTGCCTGGCGGTACTTAGGGTTGACATTGCTGCCCCGCGATTTTGACAACATCCAGCGCATTGAGCGCTATGTATTAAGTCTGATCCGGAACAGCAATGAGCAACCTGAATTTACTGCTGAAATTACGCTACGACGGTAAAGAAGTCAGCTCTGGTGCGAACCAGAGCGTGGCTGATTTGCGGCGTATTGAGCAGCAAACCCGCACCCAAATTGCCACGAATCAGCAAGCAGCCAGCTCAGTCAACACCATCACGGGTGGTTATCACGCCATGGCCGCTGCTATGGGCACTGTGGTGGGTATCAGCACGGCACAGAAGATTGTCAACGATACCGCGAGCGCCCAGTTGCTTGAGCAGCGGATGAAAAGCTTATCCGGCTCAGCAGCCGAGTATGCCGCGAACCAGGAATATCTGTTCGCCACCGCCGATAAGCTCAATACCAGCTACACCTCCCTGGCCGAATCATTCACCAGCATGCTGAACCTGCAGCGCGCCGGAACCGTCACCATGGCCGAAGGTAAGGCCATCACGGAAGGTTTAACCAACGCATCAAAAGCCCTCGGCGCATCAGATAACCAGCTGGCGCTGAGCTTGTATGGTTTAAACCAGGCGTTATCGAGCGGCGTGCTGCAAACGGATGAGCTGAACCAGGTGATGGATCCACTGCCTGGTCTTTTAGGCGAACTGGATAAACAAGTTGCTAAAACCGGCATGACCTTTAGGCAGTTGACCGGCACGGGCCAAGTGACGTCGGCCATGTTTAAACAGTATTTAATTGGTGCTTTAAAAGAGTATCAAGGTGCAGCTGAACGCACCGAAGGCACCATTTCCGCGTCCTTTGCGGAGATGGGCAACGCTTACCAGAAGCTTATTCGTGAATATGAAAAGGAAGTCAATTTCGGCGTGGTGGCCGTAGCCAACGTGCTGCGCGATAGCATGGATATGCTGCGCGAAAACGAAACCCTGGTTAAATCGCTGGAAGTTGCCGTTATTGGTCTGGCGCTTGGTGTATCCGGCCGTTTGGTCGGAGCGCTGGCAAGCTCCACCAAAGAAAAAATTGCAAACATTCAGGCCACCAAAGCTCAGGCTCTGGCGGAAAAAGAGCGCCTGGCAGGCGTGATGCAAACCGCCACGGTCGAGCATGCCCGCGCCGTGCAAATGCGTGAATACTACACACATAACCTCAGCGCAGCGCAATCAGACCACTTTAGGGGCGTGGCAATCACCAATCTGGCCGCAGCCAACGGTCGCGCGATTGTCACAGAGCGCGCGTTAACCGTTGCCACCGCCAATTACACCGCAGCAGCCACTCAGGCAACACTGGCCAGCCGGATGCTGGCAGGCTCTTTAGCCTTAGTCGGTGGTGTTCCTGGCCTCATTGCCATCCTCGGCATTGGTGCAGCGGCCATGCTGTCATTTGGCAGCAGCAGCGCTGAAGCCAAGAAAAGCGTCAGCGAGTTTGATAGCGAAGTCAAAACCCTGACTGAATCGCTCGATGGCTTATCCAATGCCCAACTGGCAGCCCGTAAAGTCAATATCGACGGCAAACTGGATGAAGCCAAAAATACGGCACGCGCGCTCAGGGCCGAACTAGCCACGGTCAATAGTGAGTTGAATAAAGGCAGAATGATCACTGTTGCGCCGGTGTTTAATAAGTATGGTGCGATCATCCAACAGGGTAAAACCGTGGCGGTGGCGCTCACCGAAATTGAACGCAATGAACACACTAAGCGCCAGACCCTGCTGACCGCCGAACTAGAAACCCGACAAGCCAATATCACCGAGCTTGAAAGCAGCATTCAGCGCATTGCAGCGCTTAGCAAAGGCGAGCAACAGCAAACCGCCCGTCCACTGCCAGCCAATATCCAGCAACTGCAGGTTGAGTTGTTAGGCGAAGAAGCCAAGCTGCGCGAGAGCTATCAGCGCCGCCGCGATATGGTCACCATGTCGATGGCAAGCGATGCAGCCAACAAACAAAAATATACCCAAATTCTCAAAGACATCGATGCGGCCGAGCACAAAGCCCTGGCAGAGCAAGGCCAAAAGGCGCGCGATGAAAAAATCCGTGCGGAAAACGAAGCCCGGCGCAAAATCGAGCAAGACAAAAAAGATACCCAGGAGCTATCCATCGCCCAGGCACGCGGTTTTGCCAGCCGCGAAGCCGCAGAAGCCTACGCCAACACCTATGCGGTCGAAAAAGCCAAAATCGAAGCGCGCGTTGATGCGACGCGGCGGGCAGAAAAAGGCTTGGCAGCCAATGACGAAATTGGTGAGCTGAAATATGACGCCAGGCAGGATGAAGCGAAGCAGGCCCACGAGAAAAAGCTGCTGCAACTTCGTGGCTTTGCCACCCGTGAAGCGGCCGAAACCTATGCCAATACCATGGCCATCAGGCAAGCCGAACACCAGGCCACGATGGACGCCATGCGCCTTCGCAGCAAAGGCATTGATCCGACCGATTTGCCTAAAGGGCTGGCGATGGAGCAACGGGATGACAACGCCCTGGAAAAACGCCGTGCCGAGCTGGAAGCCCAGTACCAGTTAGAAGAAGAAAAAACAACCAAGCGCTTAACCCGGATGGAAGAGCTGCAGAATGAGTTCGACAACCGAAAAATTGCCTTACACGCAAGCCGAACCGGTGAAATGCGCGGCGCTATTTTGCAGTTCACGGACTGGCAAAAGAAAAACGAAGCCAGTAAAGCCAGTGCGTTGCTGGGGATCGGTGAGCATGCCGCCAAAGCCTTTGCCGGACAAAGTAAAAGCGCCTTTAAAATTTTCAAGGCGTTCTCCATTGGCCAGGCGCTGATTAAAACCTACGAATCCGCCACCGGTGCTTATGCAGCAATGTCGACTATTCCGGTCGTTGGCCCTGCCCTTGGTGCAGCGGCTGCCGCTGCGGCAGTGGCGATGGGTCTTGGCCAGGTACGGATGATCCAGCAGCAACAGCCTGCCGGGATCGCCCACGGTGGTCTCGATTACGTGCCCTCTGAATCCACCTATGTGCTGCAACGCGGTGAGCGCGTGTTATCGCCACGCCAGAACATCGAAATTAGTGAGCAAGTGCGCCGCATTGATGAACGCTCGCAAGCCAATCACGCAGGCGGCAACGTCAATCTGACCGTCGTGGTCCACAGCCAGGGCGGCGTCAAAGCCAATGCGCAGATGGAACAGCGCGGCGATAAAGATTACATCGTGAACCTGTTTTTATCCGATGTGCAAAACGGCGGTGAGATGGCCCGCACGATGGAACAGACCTATCAACTTAAGAGGGCTGGTTAATGTGGCCCAGTGAATTACCGACCCCACAACGCGACGAATTTGCCCTGCAGCAGCGGCCGAATTTGGCCGTGACGCCAATGGACAGCGGCTATACGCGCACCCGCGCCAAGTTTCGCTCGGTGCCAACCCATGTGCCGGTGATTTATCGCTGTGAAGCCAGCCGCGCGGCGCTTTTTGAGGGCTTTGTGACCCATACGCTCAAAGGCGCAACGCTGGCTTTCACCACACCATTGCTGTTTCCAAGCGGAATGCAGCGGGTCAATGCCAGGTTCCTCAGTAACCCATTAGAGCAAGCCAAGTTACTGGCCGGTGGTCAGTGGTGGGAATACCGCGCGACTTTAGAGATTGACCGCCCGGTATTAAGCCCGGAAGACACCCAGTTTTTACTCGACAACGATATCGCGTCCTTAAACGGCGTGATTGATAAAATTAAAGGGGCCATTACCAAATGAGTTTAGCCGCAGCCGCCACCAGGTTTAATGCCATCACGGATGCCATCCGGTCGATGATGACAGCCTCCAGTAGCGCCGATGTCAATATTGAAGGCGTGTTGGTGCCGTCACTTCGCAAGCAAATCGCCACGGAGTCCGCCACCTTTTTGTTCGCCAAAACCGCTGAAGTGAATGCCTCCGCGCGCCTGGCAGCCAGCTATGCCCAAAGTGCAAGCTCGGCGCTGGCGCTGATGATGCAGGATAAAAACGCCATCGATGCGCTGGCCACGGACGTGCAAAACAAAAGCCGCCAAACTGCGACCCATGCGGCGACTGTGGCCAGCTTATCGGCGCTCACCACGGCCGCTGCCGCTGATATTGATGCCAAGCATGATGCGGTCACGACCAAAGCGGCACAGGTGCTGTTTGCTGAGCGCAACGTCAACGCCAAGGCTGCCACCGTGGTCGCCGCAGAAGCCGCAACATCCAACGCCCTGGCGCGTGTGATGGCAGACAAAGCTGCGGCCACAGACGCGGCTATTCAAGCCAAACGGGATGCACAGCAAAGCACCGCCCATGCTGCGGCTGTTAGTGCCAATACGGCGCTGAGTAGTTTGATGCTCAATGAAGCAGCTGAGATTGCACAAGGCGCACAGCAAGCCGCGCGGGATGTATTGGCGACCGGTGCGCAGGTGCGGATTGGCCAGGTGCAGGTGGCTGTGACGCACCAGAACGTCACGGCGCTGAATCAATCCCTGCAGCAAAGGGATGCAGCTGCGGACACCTCAGCACGGCTTTTGAACCTCAAAGCCAAAGCAGTCGAAACCTTATCGGTGCTTAATGCACTGCTGCATAACGAAATCAAAGATACCGCAACAGACGCGCAAAATGCCGTGGGTGCAGCGGCGCATCACGCCAATATCGCGGACCAGTACCGCCAATCCATTCTGCACCACCGCGATGCGGTCAATGCCATTGCGGATGAAATGGCGCTGATTAAATCCAGTTTAAACGCCCTTTCAACCGAATTTACAGCGCAAGCGCAGCACGATATGACGGCGATGTCTGATTTGTTGCTGCAGGCCCAAAACGCGGCGGCGCTTGCTGTGCGGGTGGCCTTTGATACCTCACCACTGCAAGAGTTGCCCGCACCCGGCAAGGCACCACTGGCCGGAGGGGACAGTCAAATCGCGGAGCAATGGCTCAATTGTGAAACCGCCTATAGCGCCTTTGTGGTGGGCTTTGCCAACCTCATGAGCGAGCAGCTGCAGCTCAAAAACAAAGACGAAGCGCACAGCCAGGCGCTGGCCGATTTTGTCTACCGCACCGACCGCGCCATTGCTCAGATGGACCGGCATTTAGAAAAAGTCCGCACCAGCAATTCACTGCCGGAAGAATATTTTCAGGGGTATCACGACGCTGGTAAATCGCATCGCTTGCCGGTCTTTAACATGATGGAGCGCGACTTTTTAGCCGAAGCCGCCCAGGAAGAAGGTTATGCTGAGTTTTTACGAAGCCAGGGCGCGTCTGGTATCGTCAATACTCGGCAATATCAGGCTGACCGAACCTTTGAATTGGGGTATCGCGTACACGATGTCAGTTACGCGGCACTGAATATCCACAACCATCCGAACTACAAAAGTCAGCCCGGTATGGCGGAAATCGCGGCCTGTATCAATGGCTATTACTTCAGAACGCGCCACATGGATTACGCCATGGCGTATCCCATCCAGGGCAAATACTTAGAGCGTGTGGCGCTCAACGCCCCCGACATTCCGGCCGCCATTGCCGCACTACCCACCGGTATCAACCCGGACGGCAGTATCAATTATGCCAATACCCAGGCCGGATATATGCGCGATGTCAAAACAGCCAATCCGCAGGACTGCCAGTGGCATTTAGCGTACCTGGAATGCTGGCTGGAGCAGTCCGAAGATGATGCGCTGGATGACCCTGCTGATTCTTTCCGCCATGCCAATGACGCCAAGGGCTATCGCGAGATGTTCGACAAAGGCCGTTATTTAAATGCCAGCGGCCATAAAAACCGGCTGGAGAACCTCAGCTATCAGCCCTTCACGGTGCGTTATGTCGACGCCCAGGGCGTGCCGCGCTTTGGCACCCTGCAGTACCGCATCAACAGCTATCCGGTCGGTGATTTACGCACCCTGGGCGGCGCTGAGCAATCGCCGCGCTTTGTGGTCGGCAATAGCAACAGCCATTACCACAGCTTAGAGGTGGTGCTAACCAGCGCCCAAATGGCGTCGATTAAATCAGGCACAGCACTGGAGCTGACCACAAGCAACGACTTCGGCCACACCCATCAGGTCCGCGTGACCTGGGACGGTACGCAGTACCAGGCACTGGACCTGCACGCTGGCCATCAGCACCCGGTCGCCGTGATTGCTGACTCTAATGGCCGACTTCCTTTTAATGAAGCCAAAGCAGTGGCTGGCACCATTGATAACACCAACCGCTTTAAGCTGGTCAGGGATTTAAGAAGCCGCGCCCATCAAAGCAGCTGGGCTAATTTAGCCAAAAGCCGGATGGCACGTTTTGAGTGTGTCGACCTTTTGGCGCTTTGCGAAAAGCTGCCTGGCCTTGAAGGCGATGGCGCATTTTTGGAAGAAAGCTACACCCAGTATGGCCTGAATGATGTGCTGGATAGCCACACCGGCTCAGGCCGGTTAAACGCGGCGCGTTATAACCGTCGTTATAAATTCAACCGGGGCGATGCGTCGGGCCGCGTCACGGCTAACCGGGGCTTTAACGACCCTACACTTTTCGTCGCCAAGACCAGTCACCCGCGTGTGGTCGGCGGCTTTAGCTGGATGATCCCGATTGAGCTGATTTTGCGCACCCCGCGCGAGAACTGGAACCCCTACAACCTGCCCACCGGCGATTATGCGTTACTCAAAGCCGAAGAAACCGCTGGCCATGGCACCCAGGCCAAACCCTTTAGCGGCACCAATCCGCTGCACTTTTACTACGGCACGCCGGTGGGCGTGGTGCCGGAAGTGCCAGGGCAAGTCGACCCTGCAGATACTGCCAATACCGCCTGGGTGAGAGACGCAAACGGCACACCGCGCCAGGTGCTTGGTAATGGCATTCGGGTGCATGACGTCGACGGCATGCGCCAACGCTTCCCGATTTACCCACTGTTTGGAGATGGCAGTTACAGCCAAACACAGCAGCATTGGCTTCGCAAAACCATGACCGATTTACTGAAAAAAGCCGCTGCCGGCACGTTAACGGCAGCTGATATTGATAACAACCTGTAGGAGTGCCCCATGGCATCAACATCAGAACAACTAGCGCAGGCCGTGGCGGCTATTAATGCGCTACAACAAACATATGCTCAAGAGGTCGGCAAATGGCAAACCGAGCGCACCACCATGGCGGCGCAGCTGGCCAATGCCATCACAGCGGTGCCGAACCTTCGTAAAGTCTTTTTTGTCGATGCGGTCGCAGGCAATGACGCCAACGAAGGCACCAGCGCCAAACCTTTTGCCACCCTGGATAAAGCCCTGGCGCTCGCTGCCACCATTTATGCAGGCTCGGTCGATGTGTTTTTACGCCCTGGCGTGTATGACGTCACGGTCTTTCGGCAGTACGCCAACATCAAATTATTTATCGGCGGGACGACATTGGAGCATGTCAACAATGTCGTGATTAACTGGCGCTCAACCTCCCATGATGGCGTCAATGCCATGTTTGCGATGCGCTATTGCACCGTCAACCGTCATGCGGTCGAGACAGCGGCGCATCAAAAATCAGTGATTAAACTCACCTCCGGCTGTGCCGTGTTTGGCGGTTATGTGGCAGGGGCAATCTCAGCCACCAACCGGGCCTTTCACTTCATTTCTGATGGTTGCCCGCTCTTTTCCACCGAAGCTGCAGGCGCTTTTGTCAGCATGGAATTTACCTACGCCGAAAACACCAATGCCGTCAGCGTGTCGATTGCGCAAAACCGCAGCATGATGCTGATGTATAAGCCGGTCAACACCATTTTAAGTAACTTTGGCACCGCCACCACGGAGCTGAAACACGCGAGGATCACCGAATGAACTTCAACATCATCCACAACGCTTTGAACTACCAGGGCATCGACTTAGAAACCCTGCTCACCCTCGTTGGCGAAGCAGAAGCTGCGAACATGGTGCGCCAGCAGCTGGTTAAACAAGTCAAAGCAGCCAGCGCAGCAGAACTTGCCAAATACGACTGGATGTATATCCGGGAGTACCGCATGGCCAATACCAACACACCCGCGCCGGTGCCTGCCTATATCGTGGCGCACTATGATGTGGTGCGAAACTGGGTGGACCAGCAAGAGCAAACGATTGCTACACTCACCGCGCAGGCGGGCGTGGATTATGTGTTTCATGTGCCGACGCTTTGAGTCAAGGCTAAGGGTTAACCATGAGCCAATTGCTTGAAGTGGTGTACGCCAGCGCGCCGGTGGATGAAATCATCCACCACACCATTGAACTGATTAGCAGCAAAGGCACCCGGCGACTGGTGCAAGGCTATGAAGACCTGGTGGCGAGGTTAGAAACCGGAAGCACTGTCACTTTTGCGCGCTCGTTCTTTGCGGTGAGTTTGCCGCAAAAAAGCATCAAAGGCGCGCAGGAGCTGCAGTTTCAGATTGATAACGTCTCAGGCGATGCGATGGCGTTTATTGAAGCGGCGATGGAAGCTGGCAGTCGGGTGACGGTCATTTATCGGGCTTATTTGGGTAGCAACTTATCTGCCCCCTCTGAACCCCCGATGCGCTTAACCGTGACGGCAAGCTCGGTCGATGTGAAAAGCGCATCCTTGCGGGCGACCTTTCATGATTTGGTTAATGCCCCCTGGCCAAAGCGCCGTTATACCGCTGCTTTTGCGCCGGGGCTGATTTATGGCTAACAGCATGAAGGCTAATAGCGTGAACATAGAGCGCTACCTGCAGGTGCCTTATCAAGACTTTGGGCGCGATTTAACCGGCTGGGATTGCTGGGGTCTGGTGCGGCATGTGCTGCACCATGACTTTGGCCAGCCGCTCTTTGCTGCCTTTGGCACCATCCATCCGCATGATTTAAACAATTTAAACATCGCCTTTCAACAGAGTTTAAACCAGTTTAAAGCCACGCAAGCCGAGCCTGGCGCAGTGGCATGCCTGTTTAAGTTTGGCGTGCTGGTGCATGTTGGGGTCTGTATCGACAGCACCGACATTTTGCACACCACCCAAAGCAGCGGCACGGCGCTCATTAGCCACCGCCAGTTTAAACGCCTTGGCATTCACACAGAGTTTTATCGATATGATCCGCATTTTCAGCAATAAATTCAGCACTGCCCCGGATGAAGTGTATCCACTCACCGCCCCGGTCAGCCTTAAAGCCTGGCTGACGTCTAACGTCAAAAATTATGATGACCGGACAGCGCCTTTTAGCTGTACCGTCAATGGTGAGCATTGGCCAGAATCGCGCTTTAATGAGCCGCTGCCGGTTGATGGCACCATTGATTTAATGCTTGAACCCAAAGATGCGGCAACGGCGGTGATTGCCATTATGGCCGTGGTCGGTGGTGCTGTGGCCGCCAAAGCCATGGCCAAGAAAATGCCGGATACTTACAACCGCACCACGCCTGCCGGTTCATCCATTTATGATGTGAACCTGCAAGGCAACCGCGCCCGGTTAAACGGTATTATTCCTGAAATTGCAGGCACCCATGGCGTATTCCCGGACTATTTAAACCAGCCGCACCGCTTTTATAAAAATGGCGTGCCTTGTGTGGATTTACTGTTTTCGATTGGCGTTGGCCGGTACCAGCTCGGCGCGGATGATATCAAAATCGCGCAAACACCCATTAGCCGGTATTTGGATAACATTAGCTATGCACTGTTTGAGCCTGGTGCCAATATCAGCAGCCATCCTGCTTATCAAAACTGGTTCCAAAGTGCTGAAGTGTCGGAATCCGGCTTTGAACTGACTACACCACCGGGCCTGATGGACGGCAATGCCAACACCTATATTGTCACCAACCAAAACCGCTTCACGGTCAGCAAAACCGGCCAGTATGGCCCGGCAGTCGAGCTGCTGTTTAAGCTCGATGACTATCTCTATATCAATGGCCGCACCAACAACCTGACCACCTTTGAAGGCATTGCAGCAGTGAGCGGCAACATTATTTCCGCGCCAGGCATTGGCCGCTATCAGGTGGCTGGTCAAATCATTGGTTTGATGGGCAAAGGCATCAATGGCGGCTATCTGGTGGAAACCGTCAGCACCAACCAAATCACCTTGACCGGCATGGCCGGTGAAGCCGTGAGCTTGCCCGCTGCGGTTTCCCAATACATCCGCATCGCCAAAACCCGCACCACCGGCATTCTCGGCTTATATAAGGTGACGGCGGTCAGTGGCGATAAAAAGGAATTCACCGTCACCAAGGTCGACCAGCCCGGCTGGACGGCCTTTCCGACCGATTACCGCTTTTATTACAACACGTATATCGAACCCATCACGGATTTAAAAAACTGGCAGCTCGGCCCTTATCTGATTTGCCCGCAGAACGAAACCACCGACAAAATTGAAGTCGACTTTTTTATCCCTGGCATGGGCCGGATTAATGATGATGGCACCATCAGTACCATTGATGTGTATGTGAACATCATGTACCGGGTACTTGGTACCATCGACTGGACCATTCAGACCGTGAAATTCAGTCGCCGCTCGATGGACGAATATGGCCAGACTGTGATTATCAGCGTGGCCAAGGCCACCTATGAAGTGGCTATTATCCGCACCACAGCGGCTTTTGATGATATCCAGGTCAAAGATAAAGTGGTCTGCAAGCGGGTGAAAAGCCGGTTAAACACTGTTATTCGCTACAGCGGCATCACCACCATGGCCATGAGTATCATCGGCAATAACGCACTGGCCGATAGCGCCGAAAGCCGCATTCTATGTAAGCCTACCCGCATTTTACCAAGGCTCAGTAACAACAGCTGGATTGAGCCTGGCCCGACAAATGCCATTGCGGACTTTTTTGGTTATGCGGTCAAAGACGCAGGTCACAGCGACAGCACGCTCTCCCTACCCGATTTACAAACCTTTAAAAACAAATGCACCGCCCAAAATCAAAGCTTTAACGCCGTCTTTGATAACGACAGCACCTTACTGGATGTGCTGCAGCGTATCCTATATACCGGCTACGCCGAGCCGGTGCTGGAATTCGGCCAGCTCTACCCTGTGCGCGAAGACCCCCAAACCATCCACCGGCAATTTTTTAGCCCGGACAATATGCTGACCGACAGTTTAAAGATTGAGTTTAGCAACTTTAAACCCGACGAACCCGACGGCGTCGAAGTGGAATATATGGACCCGGACACCTGGAAAACCGCGACTATCAAATGCCTGCTACAAGGCGATGCCGGAATCAAGCCCGAGAAAATCCGCGCCTTTGGCGTCACCAACAAAACCCAAGCCTGGCGCATTGGTATGCGGGTGCGCGCCCGAATGAAATACGTGCGCAAGTTTATCAACTTCTCCACCGAACTGGACGCCCACAATGCCCAGTTCGCAAGCCTGATTGCCGTTGCAGACAACATCCGCAACCAATCCGGCCGCGTCACAACCGTTACCGCAGGCAGAACACTGAAACTCAACCAGCCGCTCACCTGGGCAACCAACACCCAGCACGTTATCGCCATCAGACGCCCCAACGGTAGTCTATTCGGCCCGGTCAATTGCAGCAAAGGCAGCAGTGATGATGAAGTGATTCTGGAAAGAAACCTGGACTTTAGCGCCACCACCAACGGCCGGATGGAACCGCCCTTTTACATCTTCGGCACCACCGACCGCTGGGCGCACAGCATGGTGGTGAAAAACGTCACCCCAAGCGGCTCTGACAAACTCAAAGTCGAAGCCGAAAGCTATGATATACGAGTGTTTTTAAACGATTTAAACTTGCCGGGATAAGGGTTTAAATTGGTTTTAAATTGTTTAAATCTGGTTTACTATATTCACTAACTAAAGCAATTCTAAAATGCATGCACTAAATTCAGAGCTTTGTATTTTTCGACTTGATGGCAACAGCGAGACCAAAAATGACCAAACCTTCAACGTCAAAACAACATAAGCCAAAGGACAATGTTCCAGTCTTTTCAGCTGCAGCTATGAAGCGTGTCAGAGCCACAAAAATTTCAGGCAGATTGCTTGATGCAATTAAATACATCCAAAACGAAGAAAAAGCTCATACCTGCAAGCAATGATTTTTCAAAAACAGTCCATACCTGTATCCTTTCGCTTACCATCAGTTTTAGAAAAGCATATCAGAACTCTATCACCAGATTCGGAACATCAAAGAGATTGGTTAAGAAACTGTTTCAAAATGACGGAGAAGAAGGAATCTTCACTATATTATGCAAAATCTGCTGAGACTGGTGAATTGATTGGACTATTTGCGCTGTCCATCTCTAAACCAGACAATACCACTAGCTGGATGATCATCGATTACCTCTACGTACTCCCACAATACCGAGCTAGTAATTTTGCAGAAACGCCTTTCAAGGCATCAGAGCTAATTTTGGCTGAAATTATCACTGTCGCTAAAAAGATTTCCATTTTTGTAACCTTGGACCTGATTGCATTGCAGTTAGCGCATGACAGATTACAAGAGTTTTACGAAAGTATGGGGTTTGTCGTGCTACAGAGGGGTAATAGAAGAAATCGAGATACATGGATGGGATTAAATTTAGAGCTAGAAGAATAATTAAGAAAAAGTATAGGGAATGCAGATCCGTCAGAATATCAAGATCATATTGGCCTGCCTGGGCTTAACTATGAGGAAACTGTTAGTTTGATGCTTGAAGCATCCACCAAACACCCTGAAATATTGGTTTATGTCGGAATAGACAGGGAACGTCAAAAAAACAAGTTACCGTGTTTCGGTGGCTTCTTCATCCAGTCTGTACAAACAATCCCTGTTGAAGAAATTGGTTGTATGCAGAGCGCCGACAAAAAAAGCTAAATGGCAGTTAGATTTATTGCGCCGATAGCAAATCGCGTTATCGGCAATTAACACCTGTCTGTCGTGCGTCCCTGTTTCGTCAAGCTAATTGATTCAACTTATTCACTATCCCATGTAGTTGTCATTAAGTTGCTGAAACTGAATTGGCCCCAAATTATATTTGAGGCCAAAATTCACATCCATGCTATTAGGTATCCGGGGCCAGTTAATTCAACCTTCTCACCCAAATATTACGGA